GCAACAATACTTCTTCAAGTACGAGCTCGAATATAAAATCCTTTTTTAATGAAAATTTGAATAAGGCAAATAGCTCCGCAGAAAATTTTAAGGAAGCAATTAAAAACCCGAACAAGTCTTTGGACGATAGAGTCAAAGGACTTACACACATGTATAATGCGGCGGTTGCGACAGGTGACACCAAAACAGCCGAGAAAATGCAGAAAGAATATGACGAGCTTGCCGACAGGGTTAATAAGCAGACGGAGATAAACCGACAGAACGCTAAGGAATATGCTCGCAGTCAATCTTTAAAAGGTATGACCGAAGAAAGAAAAGCATTAATTGATGAACGCAACAAGTATGCACTTGATAACGGACTTGTAACCTCTACAGGTATTGATACAAGAAAAAAGGATAAGTATAAAGTTTATTCAGAGTACAATTCAAAAATTGATGAGCTTGACAAACAGATTGCAGAAAAGCAGAGAAACGGCGAGTATGATTTAAGTGATTTGCAGAAAGCTGTTCTTGCCGATATTGGCAACAAAGCAAACAAACTTACGGAAAGTTTTGAAAACAAATATAAAAACTCAACGCTTGAGCAGAAGCTTAATGCGAGATTGCACGCAACAACAAGTGAGCTTAACTGGCTTAATAAGCATATGTATGACAATGCCACAAGCGAAGAACTTGAAAAATACAACCGGGAACTGAGCAAAGAATATGAAAATCTGTATGACAGAGGAACAACAGGTACAGATGAAAACAAAGAAGCAAGACGCAGGAATATTGAAGATGAACAGGATAAAATTGATACATACATCAATAGAGCCAAGCTCTCAGAACAGAAAAAAAGAGAGTATGACGATATAGTTGATAAGAATGTTATACTCAAAACTGTTTTGCAGAAGTACTATGCTTTACAACATTATGATGATACAAAGCATATGCTTGCAAGTACAGGACACGATACTGACAGCATAAAAAATCAGGTGACTCTTGATGATTATAACTACATTAACAAGTTGTCCGACAAAGAGCGTACACAGATTGAAAAGAATTTTAAGAATCTGAAAAAGGAAGGTTATGACACCGAATCATTATACAAGTGGTATGAAAGAGAAAGAGATGCAGAAAAAGCAGCGGAAACTACAAGGACAAGTACAGAGTATGCAAATGAGCACCCTGTACTCGGTTCAATTGCAAGTGTAGGAGCAAGGCTCGGTGGTGCTGTTCCCGATGCCGCAAAATATATTTCAACCGACCTTGATAAAAAATATAACGGCGGTGACGGATATATTAACCCCGAGGAAACAGGTACGGCTATATCTGATGCTATGCGTGCGAAAGTCTCAGAAAACATTAACAATGATTTCGGTTCATTCCTTTACAACACAGGAATGAGTATGGCTGACTTTGCCTCTTTGTTACCACTCAATGCCGTTCCGGGCGGACAGGCTTTGTCACTCGGCATTATGGGCACAAGTGCCGGTGTCGGTGCGGCGAATGAAGTTATCAACAACGGCGGTACAATTGACAATGCGGTAAAGACCGGTATTGCATCAGGTATTGCCGAAACTCTTTTTGAAAAGGTTTCACTTGAACAGCTCTCAGCGTTTAAAGCAAGCGGTAAAAGCACATTTCGTGCGGCTGTCGGCAATGTGCTTAAAGGTGCATTTACTGAAGGCTCGGAAGAGGCTTTTACCGACCTTGCAAACAGATTGACTGATGACGCAATAAACAAGGATTTATCTTCATACAACCTTTCAAAGAAAAATTATATGGAACAGGGAATGAGTGAGGCTGAGGCGGAGAATGCCGCAAGCTGGGACTTTTGGAAGAATGTCGGACTTGATTTTGCCGGCGGTGCAATATCGGGTGGTGTGCTTAACCTTGCTACCGCAGGTGTCAATCTTGCAGGTGCAAAAATTGATATGGCTCAAAATAAAGAGAGCAACGCACAAATTGGTAAAGCTGTTATGGCCGATGAAAACTTTGACCTTGATTTACTCATTAGGCAAGGACTTGCAACCGACAAAAACGATAGAGCATACAACTATGCTCACAAAATGCAGAAACTCGTTGAAACCGATAACGAGGGAAAAATCAGTGCCGGAGATGTCGGCAACCTTATGTATCTTATCAACAGAGAGGTTGGCAAAAATCCCGAACTTGTAAACAAAATTGCTCAGGTAACAAAGCAGAACACACAAGAGCAGAGTAATCAGGCCGTTAATGCTCAGAACGAACAGAGCCCTACACAGCAGAACACGGTTCAGAACGGACAGCAGAACGCAGAACAGGCACAGGCAAACACTGTAATAAATGCAACAAAAAAAGCCGATACAGAGGATATCGGCAAAATGTACGGCGTGTATGCTTTTGGCAAGAAGCACCCAAACGGCATTATCGCAACAGATACTTCAACAGGTAAGGTTGTAAAGGTGGCACTCAAAAGCCTTGAAAGCTCAGCTAAGATTAATCGCAATGACGAAGAAAATACACTTGTGTTCAACACAAATGACGGCAAACAGGTTAATGCGGACAGCATAACATTCTCTGACAGTCAGCTTGATACGATTGTTCACAGCGCAAACGAGTTTGACACGTACGGTGCCAGAAACTATATTTCAAACTTTGAAGAATGGAGAGAAAGTCCGCAGGCGCAGAAAATGAGTGATGAGGAAATGCTCTATAAATATAATAGAGCATATTCAGCCGCATACAGCTTTGGTCGAGAGGGTGTTAAACTTGATTCTTTAAAAGAAACCGCTGAATATAAAATTCTTAAAAACATTCTCGGTGAACAGATTGTAAGTCAGGCATTGAGCACCGGCAGAAGAGATGTTGACATTAACACTCAACACCATTCAAACAGACTGACCGAGTTAATCAACCGCAACGGCAGAGCAGACACAAGCGGTGTTACCGTGTATGCCGACAACGGAACAGATGTTTCACACATTCCGCAGGAGCTTATTAATACACTCGGCAACCTTGCGACAAAGACGGGCAGAAACATTATTATCTCGGACCGCCTTGCTGACGGAGTGAACGGTGTTGCAAAAGACGGTAATATTATCCTTAGCTCAGAAATTTCAAGTCAAAAAATTCTTGCCACAGCTTTACATGAGGCTGGTCATATGATTAAGAAAACTAACCCGACCGAATGGCAAACATTGAGTGACTTTGTGTCAGACTACCTTGTACGCAAGGGTGTTGACCTTAACAAGATGATTGACCGCACAATTGAGAGATACGGCAACCGTTTGCAGGCCGATGAACACGAAAACACAAGAGATGCCGCACTGGAAGAAATGGTATGCGACACACTTATGAGCATTGCCTCAGATGAAAAGGCTCTCAATATTGCCCTCAGCACCAAGCAGAATAAATCAAAAATTGCAGCGGCAATTAAGTCATTGATTAACAAGGTCAAAGATTGGCTCATTGGCAAAAGCACAAACTACGGAGCCAAGGCCTTTGCCAAAGACCTTGAAGCTCTTGAAAAACTCGCACAAAGATTTTCAGAGGCGGCAGACACCGCAAGAGAAAATATTACCGAGCAAACAGAGGTTCAGAACGGTGAGAAGATTGATGTTGAGAAATATTCAATGGGAAGTACCGACAACATAGTACAAGCGGAATTTGAAAAGAAGGTTGATGAGATTGAAAAAAACACCTACAACAGTAATAATGTCGTAATTATGGGTGTTACACCTAATATTTTGCAAAAAATCGGATTAGTACCATTACCTCTTGCTATGACTAAAAAGCATATTTATTCTGTTGCAGTATCAGATACAAGAGCAAAAAGTGAGGGAAGATATCATAAAAACACCAATTATCACGATTTAGGTTTTGATACCGTAAAAGATATTTACAATAAAATCTCAAATCCGCTTATGATTATAGCACATCCCGATTTTGGGAATAGTATAAATAGAACAAATAGGGACAGTGCGCACAAAATTATTGTATTAGTTGATTTATCGGTAAACGGAGAACAGGTAATTGCGCCGATTTCTATTGATTTTGAGGGCAAGTATAACAATACAATTATTGATGTAAATCTTGTATCAACTTATTTTAACAAAAACAACATCAATGATTTAATCAAAGAAGCTGTTGCTTTAGAAACAACAGGAAAAATAGGATTTTATTATTTAGACAAAAAAAGAACTCAAAGTATATTTAAGCGGTCAGGGTACCAATTACCCAGGACGCTTAACAACTTGAGTTCTAACACCATTATACGCACTATTGATGATAATGTCAACAGAAAAATCAACAAAATCACGCAAAGCAAGCAATTTATCAGATGGTTCGGTGATTGGCAGAATAGCCCTGCAAAAGCAAGTAAAGTGGTAGACAACAACGGTGAACCGCTTGTTTTGTACCACCAAACAGAAAAAGAGTTTACAACCTTTGATACAAAACAAAAAGGATCGGGAGAATTTGACAGCGAAATGCCGACGGGTATATTTATGAAACCGACAAACAACGATATCGGAGTTGGCGGAAATATTCAAATACCGTTGTATGCTTCTATTAAAAATCCCCTCACTGTCAACAACAGAAGCGAACTTGTTAAATTTTACGATAAGAATGTACAGGGATATACGAAAGCTAAAAGTGCGATAGACAGCGTTAATGAGGAATACAAGGCTAAATTCAACGAGGAGATGAAAAGAGAAAACGAGGAATATCAAAAGCTGTGGAATGCGAAAAAGAACGGTGAAATATCAGAAGAAGAGTACCAAAAATCTATATCAAGAGATGCACTTGATGAAATTATGGAAGAATGGGAAAATAAGGTTAATGAAGCAAGCCGTAACGCTAAAGCTTTGGTAGATGATTATTTCAAAAACAGCAATTATGACGGTGTTATCGTTAATAATGATGTCGGCAGTTTTGGAAGAAGCACAAAAACATTCATAGCATTTGAAAATACTCAGGTTAAATCTGCAACAGACAATATCGGAACATTTGACGGCAACAACCCTGATATTCGTTACAGCCTTGATGAAGATTATGATTTTAAAGATGAAAAAGCCGGTGCAATACACGATACGCTGAATTTTTCAATTGACGATGAATACGATGACTTATTTGATTTTAATGGCAATGGCGAACAGCACATTGATTTTGACAAGGCAATTGACAAAAACAACCCTGAATTGACGATTGAACAGATATATCGTCATTCTGCCCGCAATGTTAAAGAGGGTTTACTTGCCGGCAAGGGCATTAAGCCTGAGCAGAAGAAAATCTATAACATGGTCAAGTCTGTAATGAGAAGCTACCACATCAATCCTAATGCTGAAACGGACTCGCTTGTTACTGAATATGTGGATGCCTTGAATACATTCATTGATTCCGTACAGAATGATAAGTCAAGTTTTACAGATGCTTTTGAAAGTTTCGTATTGAAATGCCGTGAAGCATTGCAATACTCGACACAGCTGGATGAACAGCATGAAGCGTGGGCCAAAGAAATTCGTGACGAATTAAAAGGCACAACTCTGCTTATTCCTGAGAGCGCAATCGACACAATCAAGGAAAACTATGGTAGTGTCGGAAAATACAAAAAAGCCTTGTTTGGCAAAATCAATGTTAAATTAGAGCATAATGCAAAAGGCATTAACGGTAATGCAGTTGGTTCATACATTGAGGACATTGGTTCTCACCTTGAAAATATCGGTGGCAGGTCGCTAATGATAGATGACGGCTTTGACTGGGACAGCGACAGCGGTTATCGTATGCTTGACCATATTATGAATTATGTGCTTGCTCCGCAGTATGTAATGACATATGACGGTAAGTTTGAAAGCGAAAGCACGATTGATGCGGCGGCTATTCAAATGGCGTTTGATACTACAGCGGAATATCTCAAACAGCAAGGTAAAGCGGCAGTAATGCAGAATAATATTGACAAGCGAAAACTTAGAGATATTAACAAGGCATTGAGACAGGCCGAAAAAGCAAAAACTGCTCTGAATCATAAAACTATCGAAAATTATAAAACTGACATTGCCGAGCAGAAAGCCAAATACAACGAACAGCGCGAAAAATACCGTCAGGCATATAACGCTCTGAAAGATACAAAGTCAGAGCAAGCCAAAAGGTATCGTGATAAAATCCACGAGCTTGAAGAACTAAGTAAAAACCAAAAAGCCATTATTAAGACCGTCAAAGATACCTTTAGGGCTCAATATACTGAGAAAAGAGAGCAAACAAAATATATGCAAATGCTCGGCAGGAAGTTTGACAAGCTGGTTAAAAAGTTTGATGCTAAGTCAAAAAATACCGAGAATATCCCCGAATCGCTCAAACGACCTATACTTAATGTATTGATAGGTTTTAAAGAATCTGCTGACCCCGGACAATATAAGAATGGTGGTAAAAAAACTATACCGAAATATTTCGGAGCATGGAACAATGTCGCTGAAATCGGTGAACAGGTAAGAAACTTGTATGAAGAGTACAAGTCTTTAGCACCTGAATCTTCCGGCAAAGATAAATCCACACATGAAGGTATGCAGTACTCATACATTGACATTAACTCAATTGCATACGACGAGCAAACAGCCAAAATGCTTGAAATAATTACAGATCAATTTGCAGAGTATGCAACCGACGAAAACGGTGAAACAAAGTACGATGCCGACGGCAAGCCCATAAAAGTAGGATATAAAAACATTTTCGATTTGGATTCAGCTGATTTAAGATTGCTCTATGACACAATGACAGCCCTTGAAGCCTCTTTATCACAAGCTACAGAAATCATCGTTAACGGTCAAAGAGAATCCATTGCAGGTGCAGCGGCAAAAGCACTTGATGAAGTCGCAAATGTAAATTACAACAAGGGTGTAAAAATCAATGTGTTAAGTAAAAACACCGTTGGCAATAAAATCAATGCCGCATTATCGGATATGAAAGAGTTAAGTAATAGATTTGTCGCAACAAGCCTTGACCCGGTAAGATACGGCAGATTTCTGAGCGGATATAATGATGACAGCATTGTTGCGAAACTTTTCAGGGATTTGCATGACGGAGATGTTAAGCGCGAAAAAATAATGCGGAAAGCCTATACCAAGGTTCAAAGTGTTGCTTATCAGTATTCCGAAAAAGATTTATCCAAAATACAAAAGGATGATGTTAAGGAATTTGATTTCAGAGATAGTGAAACAGGCGAAAGAGTTAAGGTCAGTCAGGGCATTATAATGTCAATCTATCTTACAGATCAACAATCATCAGGCAGACGACATTTGCTTGCCGACAGACTTAATCATTATACCGTGCTCCCCGATTTAGATAGTGCTAACAGTCGCAGACATAGCAAGCAAGAAAAAGCAAAATCAGAAAATCATCACAAAGTAAGATTTACTCTGGAAGATTTATATCACATCAAGAGATATGTTGAGAGCAATAAAATGCTCAGAGAAATTTCAGGAGCGATTAGCGAAGTCCTTAATAACGAACTTCAACAGGAAATCAATGAAGTAAGCATGTCAAAATATGGTATGCTGATTGCTACCGTAAGGAACTATTTTCCTGTTTCCGTGTACGGTGACGGTGCGGCATACGAAAAGGACTTTTCTGCCGAGTTTAATGACCTTAGAATGAAAAGCAGAGGCTTTGTAAAATGCCGAGAAAGCTCGTATGCTCCTATTGTTATTGACGATGTTTTCAGAGTCTTTAACAGGCATACAAGCTCTGTTGCAGAATGGTGCGGATTGACGACCCCAATCGAGAATTTCAAAAAAGTTTATAACTGGATAAATACTAATAGTCTTAACGGAACAACTTTGCATGAAGCTATAATGGATAAATACGGTAAGGCTGCAGAGCATTATATTGATAAACTCATGGGAGATTTGCAAAAATCAAAAGATACAATTGATAATAATCTTTTAACTCGCATGCAAGGGAACTATATGGGTGCGGTACTTCTGTTAAATCCCGGAGCAATGATAAAACAGTTTGCCGCATTTCCTACAGCCAACGCTTATTTTGGCACAAAAAATGTTGCAACAGCATCAGCCGGCGGAATGTGGCGGGTTGACCTTGAAAAATATGCCGAATACACTCCATATTTGTGGTACAGAGCAGAGGGTAACGGGACTGTGGTAGGTGAGCTCAGCAAGAAAGCCGGTGTTGTAGGCGGACTCAAAGATAAGATTGACATTATGGGCAAGGTTGATAGATATGTTGTTGGTTGCCTGCTTAAAGCGGCAGAGTTACATGTTGAACAAACAACAAACCTTAAAAAAGGCAGCGATGCTTTTTATAAAGAAGTTGTCAGACAATTTGAAAAATGTGTTGATGAAACTCAGCCTAATAATATGGTAACATCAAAACCACAATTTATCAGAAACAATTTCTTGAAAATTCTTTCGATGAACGCTTTTCGCTCTCAAACAATGGCAATCGGCAACACTATAATTGATTCGTACATGGAATACCGTACAAGAAGCAATGACTATAAATTGTCAAAATCTGCTGAAAATAAGAGCGCAAAAAAAGTAGCAATGAAAAAATTTGCAAAATCGCTTATAGGGGCGACAGAATCAGCTTTGCTTATAGGCGGTTTAACCACATTAGTTAATATGCTCCTGTGGCATAAGTGGGACGATGAAAGAGATGACAAGGGAAATGTGACAGCTGAAAACATTTTCAAAAGTGTTCTTGATTACAGCATGGAGTCATTTGCCGGCACTTTTACTTTCGGCGATACAGCATATAGTGCCATTGCCCATATGATTGACAACGATAGACCGTTTTATGGGCTGGACTCTATGAGCCTTGAAAATGTTAATAATTTCATTGAAAACATTTCAAAGGGCAATTATATCTCTGCTGCGACCTTGTTAGGTGATTGTTTCGGCTTGCCGGCAAGCAATATTAAGAGAATGGCCCTCAGCTTAACCTCATACTTTACCGACCTGACAAAAGGCAGAGGCGAGATTATATCCGATAATAAAGGAAATATTAACACAACTGTGCTTGTGCCGTTGATGATTAACGCTACGATTGACGGAGATGCCGACAAAGCTCAATATTACGAGCAGCTGTATGTCAACACAATAATGGATACAAAGGGTAAAACCGAAAAAGAGGCTCGTGATATGCTTGAGCAGAAAGTCATAAAAGCATTATCAAAGAATAATGATGACATTGAAAAGGCGGCAGTAGCAAGAGCTAACGGTGACCTTAACACTTATGAAAGCCTCATTAACAAGGTCTCTTCCTATGGATTCGGCAAGAATGATGTTATTAAGGCCTCTGACAAGGTTATAAGTAATATTATTGCTAATATGAAAAAAGAGGGCATAACAGACGAAGATGCCGCAAAATCTGACCTTGTGGACAACCAAGGCTTTACGGAACAGGGGGCAGAGTATGTCTTGAAAAAGATGGCATCATCGACAGATGATGAAAAATCAGAAGAAAGTATTTTCGATTCTACCGGTAACGATGACACTCTAATGTATAAGTACACTGACGCTTTTGAATATTTGAAGAACGGCGATACCGAAAGCTATGAAAAGGTTGAAAAATACCTTATGGAGCATAAAGGTAAGACAAAAAATCAAATGAAAAAGCTGATGCAGAGTGCAAGCCGAACAGACCCGATATTTGAAAAGTATATTGAGGCAAGCAAAAACAACGATGCCGATACAACACACACATTGTACAGACAGTTACTGAATATCTACGGCTCCGAAAGTAAATTTAAGTCCGCATTAAAAAAATATCAGGGTAAAGTCAAAAAGCAACAAAGTAAATAAACAAATTAAGGGCAGCGGAAACGCTGTCCTTTTTGTGTGGGTTTTAACTTTTTTGAGCCTGCCGAAAACTATATAATGTAATTAACGATAGGGGGCGGCATTATGAATACGCTTAAATTTGAGGTATATAAAAATACCCTGAAACGCAGGAATGGATTTAATCCGGTTCTCGGTGAAAAGAAATACACTAAAATCAAATGTTACTTTATGGAATCCGACTGGGACAATTGCTCTCTTGTCACTGGCAACTTTATGAGCGAAAAAGATAATATTGTAAAAAGCACAGTCAGTTTGACAGAGGATAAAACGGCAGAATTTGAGTTACCGACAGATATTGATGGTGACAAAATCTATTTCAACTTGACCGGTAGTTATGCAGATAACAGCGGTAATACAGTAACACTCAACACGAATCTTGTTGGAATCAACAGGCAGAAAGGTATGTTGCCGAGTGAAACCGTAGGTTTTGGATTGTATGAAAAAATTCTTGGTTTTTACAATAAGATTTCGGAACTTGTTGAACAGTTAAAAAACTATGTTACACCTGAAATGTTTGGCGCTAAGGGTGACGGAGTAACAGACGATACGGCCGCATTGCAGCAAATGTTTAGTCAAGCTGGGATAAATAATCAAGCGATTAAACTTGGTAACAGTAAAACATATTTAATTAGCAACACGCTTAGATATGATGTTGCTAGAGCAAATTTTGATGGTAATTTTGCAACAATTAAAGTATCTGACAGTTGCCAAAAACAGGATGAAACATATTACGGCTCAGAGCCGAAAGTAACAGGCTCGTGGAGCTTGAACTCGGTTATTACAGTTAACATAAAATCGGGTAATGATGCTAAATACAATATCGGCTCGTTCAAGAAGCTAATAATAGATTGCAACAACGGACTCGCAAAACACGGACTTAAGATTGAAAATGAAGGTAAAACAAATTACGCTCATATTATGGTAAGAAATCCTGCGCTGTACGGAATCAGAAGTTATGGCGGAAATGAAGCTACTTTTAGCTTTATTTCCGGTACGAGAAGTGGCATAAGTGAGGCTGCCAAAGACATCATAACAAGCGGTTATGTCAAGGGTGACGAAAGGCTTCTTTCAACGATGTTATTCCTCGGCTGTGCTGACACCTATGTGACAGACTCTATTTCTGTAGACTTTGAATGCGGCTTTTTGACTGGGGGAGCGGACAATCATTTTAACAAGTGTCACGCGTGGTGTGCATATAACACAAACATTATGAGTCATTCCACTTCTTTTACGGTTTGGGGCGGTGTTGCCACTTTTAGTCAATGTATGGTAGACTCTACCAAATATGGGTTTAAATTTTTCAATGCGGGCAGAGCGTTAATTAATAACTGTCTTAACGGATATAATCAAGTTTATAAAGACAATTTAGAAACTTGTGGCATTCCATACCTTACGTACTTTGCAACTGCCTCAGATACGCCCAATTATAAGTCAACAAATAGAGGAACAGGAACTAAAATGACCAATAATGAATGGAAAGCAGATGTTATTGGTTGCAATTTTGACAATTTAGGTCAAGATGGAGACGGTTATATTAGTGTGGATTTTTTGCCCATAAATATGAAAAATGTTCATGTGCGCGCTTTAGATACCGTTTTTGACACGATAACAGGAAACGCAAAACTTAATCCATACTCGACACAGTCCGATTTTGTTAAATCGGCAACATGTAGGTACCTTAAAGTAGGTAATGTATGTGCGGCTCATATTTGTTTAACTATGAATGCATCTACTTTAGGAAAACATAAGTCACTGCATCTTATTGATTTACCCTTCAATAACACAAAAGAGCGAATAACAACAATAGGTATTTGCTCAACAGGGGACTTGTTTAAGGGTTTGATAGGTGAGGGAAAAAATTGGTTTTCCATCACTTTATTGGCGGATAAAGATTTTATCTTTTCTGATGGTGATGAATTAAATTTTGATTTTGTGTTTTAGGTGATGTAAATGTGGGATTGGATTATACAATATTGGGTGCAGGCTCTTTTCGGTATTATACTCGGCGCTATCGTTGCAATAATAAAAACCGAGTGGACCAAAATCAGGGCAATTGGCAAAGGCACACAGTCATTGCTTAGGGCGGAACTTATTCGCTCGGGCGAAAAATATATTGAAAGAGGTTGGATTGAGGTTTATGCCAAAGATGCATATGACAAGTGCTATCAGTCATATCATCATCTCGGGCAGAACGGAACAATGGACGATATGCACGAAAAGGTCATGAACTTACCGACTAACCCAATTATAAGAAAGGATGAAAAAAATGAACAAGAAAAAAATTAAAAAATGGGCGGTTGCGGCACTCATCAGAGCCGCAAAGACAATGGCACAGACAGCAGCGGCAACACTCTCGGTTGCGGTAGTGATGAGCGACGTCAACTGGGTTGCGGTTGCAAGTTCAACACTTCTTGCCGGCATTCTCTCAATGCTGACAAGTGTCGGTGGCTTGCCGGAAGTTAAAGAAAGCGAGGAATAGTTATGAAAAATACAAATTTTATTAAGTTTGCAATATCTGAGGTAAACAAGTATGTGCTAAATCACATAGATAAGTCAGATGATACACCTGATTTTGACACTTTCGTTGTGTGGTCGTGTAAGACTTTGCAAAACCACAAATGCCTTATCAGCACAACATTACACGACGGTATGTACTACGAATGTACATACAACGGTGATAAAAACGAAATGTATCTTGACGCATATAAAAAGTTTGAAAACAAAAAAATTATTTGCGAAAGCGAGGAATAACCATGAAAGTTACTGCTGTTGATGTAAGTTTCTGCCAAACAAATGTCGATTATAACAAGGTCAAGGCTGACGGTATCGACACGGTTATTATTCGTGCCGGCTTTGGCCGTGAAACTTACCAAAAAGATGCACAGTTTGAAGAGCATTATAGAAAAGCAAAAGCCGCAGGACTGAAAGTCGGTGTATATTGGTTTTCGTATGCGTACAGCGTTGCCGAGGCGAAGAAGGAAGCAAGTGCTTGCCTTTTCTGCTTGAACGGCAGAAAACTTGATTTACCGGTGTTTTATGACTTAGAGCTTGGCTCTCAGACCAAACTCGGTAAAGATACTTTAACAGCAATGGCAGTAGCATTTTGTGAGTGTATCAAAGTTTACGGTTATTCAGCTGGAGTGTACGCGAGCGCAAGCTGGTTTACAAGTTTTCTTAACTATGAGAAATTAAAAAAGCAATATGCAATTTGGTTTGCTCAATGGGAAACAGACTCTCCGTGTCGGACTTGTGACATCTGGCAGAACTCCGACAGCGGAAAAGTCAACGGCATTAATGGTAATGTTGATACCGACATTGTATTCAATGCCAACTATAAGGGCAGTTCAGCAACAACGATTACAACGCCGAAATACTACGGCACTAAAGCTGTACAGGCGTGGGTTGGAACAACAGTTGACGGAATCTATGGCCCTGACACAAAGAAAAAATTGATAATGAAGCTCCAAGAAGAGCTTAATCGCCAGTTCGGCATGAACCTTGTTGTTGACGGTATTTACGGAGTAGGAACACATAACGCTATTGTTGTACTCTCATACGGTTGTAGAGGTAATCTTACCAAAGTTTTGCAGGGCTTGCTCATCTGTAAAGGGTATGACACAAACGGCTTTGACGGTATTTACGGTGTTGGTACAAATTCCGCAGTTAAATCATATCAGCGGACTCACTGTTTGAATGATGACGGTATCGCAGGCGGCAACACTTTCAGAAGTTTGTGCGCTTAATCCAAATCCAACACGAAATCCAACACATCGAAAATAAAAGTCAGTATTTATCGGAATAATAAAGCTGATATAACGGGTTCGAATCCC